ATGCTTAACAAAACGTTAATAGCTTATCATGGTACACTTTCAAAGTATTCAAATAAAATTTTGGAAGATGGATTTAAGTTACCACAAATATCGACAACTCATGATCATTGGTTAGGGCATGGTGTATATTTTTTCGATAATTTTTTGTATGCTGATAATTGGGCAAAAAGGAAATGTCGTGCTTTCCATGATTCAAAGGCGACAGATGTTGTATTACAAGTTAAGATTTGTACTGATTCCTACAAAATAGCTGATTTTGACTTACCGGGCGAGACACAAAAATACAATGAGGCCATAGAGAATTATGATAAAAAAATTTCTCAATCACGTAAGTTTACATCTTTTGGTAAGGGCTTAAATAAATGCGATAAAAAATTTAAGCAAAAGATTGAAAAGAGAATTAATTGTTTTTATCATGATCTGTATGCAAAAGAAAATGATTTGGGATTAGCAATGTATACATTTCATAAAGCCTCTCCATTACTTGATACAAAACAAAACAGACATTCATTAAGTCATGGTTCATATATGGAATATAGTGAGAAACAAATTTGTGTATATAAGTTAGAGTGTATAGTTGATATGTTAATCTATGATAGTGAGGTCGATGGAATATGTTAACGATTGAACAAATTTTAGAAATTGCAAGGCAAAATGGTGCTGATATTATTGATGTTGATGATAAGGCAATGGCTGGTGTAGGATATTGCGACGAGGATGGAACACCAGTAAAACTTGACTTAAGTTCTTTTTATATGAATTCTGCTGAGGAAAAAATGTCTTATTTTTATGGATCTGATTATGATTTTTGCTGTATAGCGGCATAATAAAGGAGTTTTTTTATGAAATTAAAAGAAAGCACTACCAGCATTTTAAAACTAAATGGCATTCACTTTAATGAATTATCATTCAAAAGACGTGATAGTACGGATAGTGTCATTGATGATTGCGAACTTACCCGAAAAATAGTAGACATAGATGTTGATAATTTTACTGTTGAACTCAATTTTAAATTGTCGACGTCTATATTTGAAATGAGTATTTCTTTAGAGGGAAAATTCAACATAGTTTGCGAGGACGCATTAATGAAAGAAAGGCTTAAAAAGAATAATACAATCTCAATCTTGTTCCCATATATTCGTAGCGAAGTGACATTGCTCACCTCACAGCCAGAAATGACGCCAGTAATAATTCCACCAATTAATATCAATAAACTAATTGATGAATCTACAACAAAAACAGCCGACAAGGAATAACCCCTGTCGGCTGTCTTACTACCTATTTGATTTTTATTTTCTGCCCCACATAAATGAGATTAGCGTTCTTGATACCATTATCCTTGACCAACTTTGCAACAGTGGTCTTATAACGCCGTGCGATGCCAGAGAGCGTGTCTCCACGCTTCACAGTGTACGTTACTGTCTTCTTGGCATGGCTTGCAGACGGCTTTGTGGTCGAACTGATGGTCTTCTTGAAGCCGTTCAGCCCTGCCGCCTTGATCTTCGCAGGATAGTCCACATAGCAGATATCCATATCAACATTGCCGCTGATACCGCTGACCCTTCCAGTGGAGCTGTACTGCCACATACCATAAGTACCGCCGTAGTTGCAGCGTGAGCCGTACTCAGCGACCCACAGAGCGTATCTCTTAGCAACGTAGGCAGATATGTACTGCTGTAAAGGCGAACGGCTGATATACAGTCCTGCCCAGTAGCCTGCGTGTTCAAGTGCATTGCAGAAAGTCTTGACAAGGCTGTTGCAAAATGCTCTGCCCTTTGCGAACTGTGAACGCTCCTCGAGGTCAAAGTATATCGGATACTCAAACGTCTTGCCCTTGATAGCGTTGATACAAGTCTGAGCCTCTGCCTTTGCTTCCACAACAGTTGCCGCATAACTGTACCAGTAAGCACCGACTTTTAGCCCTGCCGCCTTTGCTGCCTTGTAGTGGCTCTCGAAATATGGGTCTTTCTGATTAGCGTACTTGCCATAGCCTGCACGAATGATAACGAAATCGACCCCCGAAGCCTTGACCTTCTTGAAGTCAACGCCCTGCTGATACTGCGAAACGTCAATGCCCTTAAATGTCTTTGCCATAAAAATTACTTCCTTTCCAAATCGTCAATTCTATGATTAGCCACCTTGATTTTCTCATCAATCAAAGCATAATCCTGTTCCAGCTTGTAAGTCCGTGCAATAACGGAATTGTGCTTGTCCACACGCTCAGACAGCTTGTCTATCTTGTACTCGATAAGCTTTTGGCTATCGTACTGTGCCTGCTGCATAGTCTTACGGCTGTTTGCCGCAATAACAAGCTGACACGCTACCGCAGACGCAGCCGTTATCAGTGCGACGATAATTGCCTCCGTCATTCATCATCACCTGACTTTCTTTTAGCTGACTGCGTGCCAAAATAGAACGATATCACCACAGTAAACACCGTGATGAACTGCTCTGCTGAAATCGTGCGGCGCAGTGCCAGCACGCAGAACACCGCTGTCAAGAACAGTGTTACAATGGACTTTACATCAATGAGTTTCGCTAACTTCTGCTTCATGGTATACCTCCTTTGTGATTTCTTTGAACTGTTCCGGACTAATAACGCCTGCCTTGACAAAATCTTTGACCTTTGCCAGCGAATACACGCCCAGATCATAGAAACGTTTAATAATGCTGTAATACATCACTCGCCCTCCTCACCTATCAACGTGCCTGTCATAGCAGCTGTGTATAGCACTTGTGCCATTATTTTGTCCTGCTCGGTCACTGTAGGTTTTTCAAAATTTTCGGTGGATAGCCCTAGCTTCTCAACCATAGATTTTTCTAACTCCGTCATGTTGTACCTCCTATCTCTGACAGCTTCACGATATACTCTTCTTCTGACGGCACTGGTATCAGATAGCTGTCACCATTGCTGTTTTTGAATGTCACTGAACCACCTGCTTCAACTTCGATGTTCCGCAGAAAGTCGTCTGGTATTAACGATGATATGTCTGTGATTATTGGTGTATCTAACGCTTTGATTCCAGTTCCGTCAACAGTGTTGTTTTGGGTATAGGTCTTAGCCTCGTAGTCTGTCACATTCCCCTCAACTCCATAGCCAGGCAGTGCCTTGATTGCTTCGGGGATTGGGTAAACGTTGCTGTGGTAAGGGGCATAGGCTCCAGAGCTACCAGCTATCAATGCTATATCATTTTTATATGCGTTGCCATATGATGGTGGAAGTGTGAAACGAACATAGAATGTGTCTGATGGGGTTATGAACTTTTTGTTTGGGTAGACAGTCTGCCCGTCTTTGTCGTTATAGCCAATGTAGTTCTTGTTATAGTCATAAAATCTGGTTTTCACATTTTCAAATTTGGCACTACCTGCGTACACGAAGATATAAGTTGAGTTTGGAATAATTGGTATATAGTTTTTTGAATATATGGATGCAGTACCTCCTTCGTCATTGCCACTAGATGAGTTAATCGAACCAACTCCCCATACTTCGTTCCACAAATTCCGTCCCTGCTCCACAATCTCTTCCGTGCCTGCACTAACAATCTCGCCGTCAATGACCTCAGAATGACCACCTATCGACTTCACGCTCATCAACTTCGCCCCAGTCGGCACAGTCTTCTGATATGCCGTTTCGCTGTCAGTTTCAAACTGGTGCGTGATACCCTGACCTATGGAATACAGTGCGTCCACACGCCTTTGCAGTTCTTTGTCCGTCAGCTTCACAGCAGAAATTTCAGCCGTGTTTTCAGCTATCTTTTCGACAGCGGTTGTGTAGTCCTCTGGCAGACTGTCAGCCACCGACTGTGCTGTCTGTGCGGCTGTTTCTGCGGCTTTGCGGTCTGTGGCGACCTTTGCAGTGTTTTCTGCCACTGTAGCCTTGTCAGCCGTCACCTGTGCCGCCATATCAGTAACCGCCTGTCTGTCTGCCGCAGTGCTGTCAGCGCAGGTCTTTGCGGTCTTTGCATAGCCTGCCGTTATGGTCTTGTCGGCTTCGGTTTGCTGTGCTGCCGTTGATGCTTGTGCTGCGGATACCTTGGCATCATTCTGAGATTTGACAGCCTGCTGACGTGCGGTTTCTGCGTCCTGCCTTGCAGTGTCTGCCTGTGTAGCGGACGTTTCAGCCGCTGTCTTTGCGGTTTCAGCACGGCTTGCCGCCTGTTCTGCGGTATCTGCTGATTTCTCTGCGTCTGTGGCAGATTTTTCTGCGTTTTCAGCCGCTGTAGTCGCCGTTTCTGCAGCGGTGACGGCTGTCTGCATATCTGCGTGCGCCTGTCTGCCTATGGCGTCTATGCGGTCTAGTGCGTCCATAGCCACATCAGGTGACGGTACTGCATTATCGCCTATAGCCGCACCGATACGCAGACGGAAAATTCGTGATTTTTTCAGCAGTATGTACTCCTGCCCTGAAAGTTTTTTCGCACATATCTGACAGCTGACTGTCTGCGCTGACCGCAGTATATCAGCCGTAGGTGTCCACTGTCCGCCTGTGATATCGACCTCATACGTCACGCCATCGCCATAGTCGATAGTCAACACATAGCGGTCTGCGCCGTCTATCTCCATGCCCTCGACCGACACAGGTCTGGCATTTGTTTCACCTACATATCCTAGCAGGGCTGTTGATGTCATCGCATTGTAATTTTCGTCTAGTCTGATTACCATTTTTGCACCCCCTTTTATATGATTGCTATGTAGTCAATGCTGTACGTTCCTGCAGGCACATTGACAATAGTTGCGCCATTGCTAGGACCCATGCAGATTACTACAAAATATGCGCCCTTGTACACCTGCACATGGGTGCAATAGTTCTGAAATGGGCTAGGTGTGCCGATATCCCTCAGCGACACACAAATTTGTTTCGGCACAAAATCCAAATTTAGCGGTATTTGTACGCTTGGCGCCGCCTTTTCCAGCGTGTATTCAATTGTACCGCTTTTGATTTTATTCTGGTTTAGGTCATTTACTGCCTGTTCTGTTGCCGTCAGTGCGTCAACCAGCGCCTGACGAACGTCACGGCCGTAAAATGCGTTTCGGACAGTTTCGATAAAAGATGTAAGGTCTATGTTTGCCATAAATTTGCCCCCTTTTTTAATTCAGTGTGTGATTTTCTGTCGAGATGCTCTTGCAGTAAATTTCGCCTGTTTTTCCAAGACAAAATATAGCAGGCTTGCTGTTCTCATCACAAAGAGTTAAACTTCCGTCTTCCGTACTTAGCGTAAACGTCTGTCTTTCGCCATTATATCCGAATACCGCACCTGCCTGTATGACAACGTGACCACTTATGCTTGCGTTGTCAATGCGTATTTCCAATGGACTAATTCTAACTGTCCATTCGTTATGTGACAGCTGAATGGCACTGGTAGTTTCACTAGATGTCTGTAGATTGATAGTTCCACCTGTTATATCTGCTGATTTTGACGACAGTCTATTGGCAACAACTGTTCCGTCCTCAGATACCGAAAAGGTGCCTGAGCCGTTATTTATCTTCAAACCTGTCAGGGTCAGGGCGGTTATAAAACTAGCCACCAAATTTCCGTCGATAGTCCACGCATTCGTATATGGTCCGTCTTTTGCAGAACCACCGTCGGCTTGCCCAGCCTTTTTTGCCAATTCAGGCGTCCAAAATCCTAAACCTTTATAATTCAGCTGAATGCAGGATTTACAGGTGTTTATATCAGCCGTGTCCATGATCAGAATGCGCTGAGGCTTCTCAGACGGGTCGAGTATAACGTGACCGCCCTCTGCACCTGTAATCAGTTTTGTGGCATTTTCTATCTTGCTGTCTATGACCTTTCTGTTCCTAAACTCTGAGTTATCTATAGCAGATTGCAGGCTTTGTGTTTTCGCTGTCATAAAGCCCGAAAGGGTTTCAAATCGGTCGCCGAAGGTCAACTGTGAAGCCTGCGGATTGTCAAGGTCTATGGATATGCCCACAATGCGCAAATCCTCGTCTATGCCCATAAGACTATTTTTTACTCTGTACCAACAGCCGAGTTCAAACTGCTCAATGTGTTTGTCTATTCTCGAGAGGTCAAGTGCTGTTATCTGATACTGCACTTTCGCACGATTGACAGATTTAAGATACTCCTTGCCCTTGCTAAGAAGATTGCTCGCAAGGGTAACGTCGTCCCATATCTGCGGACCGCTTATAACGCCGTATTTTGCGATAAGTGAGCTGTCCTCTATGTAATCCTTGCCACCATTCACAGTGCCGATGGTCAACCGCTTTTCGCTGTCTGTAAGCTTTGCACCGAGAGGGTAAAGACGTGTTATGACCGCCGTTTCATCGACTTCCCGTGATATGGTTTTAAGGTTGACCGCAAGCTCTATGGTGGTATCTGTGCCGTGTCCTATGTTCTCCAAATAGTCAAGATATACCTTGCCGTCTTTATCACGAAGCTGTATCTCACCACCGAATTTTCCTATAAGCTTGTCGGCAATGACGTTCATTGTCTTGTCCCAATTTGCAGTATATGTGTAGTTGTTGCTTGCCGTAACAGTGACCTGTCCCAGCTCTATACGCTTATCTGCACCCACCTGTGCATTGTGTTTGGAGAGGAACGAAGAAAGTACTGTTGATATACCTACCATTTTGTATTCAACATACGGCTGAACACTGTCATATAGCCAACCTAAACGCCCCTCGCAGGTGACTTTACGGCATATCAGACCTCTCTCGTCCATGCTGTCAGGACACTTCAAGACCCTGCCTATAAAAATGTCCTTGCCAGTGTTTTCATCATAAACCTTGACAGCCGTTGTAAGCGGTTTCAAGAAATCATAGCCTGCATTGTTCGGATATATGGTAAAGCTGAAACTATCCACAGCGTTGATAGACTTTGCTATCTTGCCGCCTGATATGCGGTCTGTGCCGTCGCTGTGTATGATAGTGTTTTCAGCTCCGTTTGTTATCGTTACTATGAACATCAGAGTGCCTCCTCATAAAGTTTGAGCGTGAGTGTACCGAAGCCATAAGCCGCAAGAGTATTCACACCAGGCTGTAAAGTCAGCTCGTCAAGGTCAAATTCTTTCTCCGTGTTGCGGTATACGCTTGCACTTATCTCTTTGTCATTGAGCGCAAAATAGGTGAACCCCACACTCTTTGCATCGTCCTTTGAGCGCTTGTAAGAAAGGCGTGGGCGTATGGGTCTATCAGCATATGAGTAGATTTTCAAGGTCGCAGGAGGTGCGTATCGTGTCTGTTTGACCGCTGTCAGTGATATATCCGTCAAATTCAGATAGTCACTTTCAAAACTGAAATCGTCAAATCCGATATCTGAGTAATCGTCAGAACGCAGGAAAGGATACGTTTTGAAGTTCACTGTCAGATTAGCGGTACGCCGTGAAGTGAACTCAAATGCGGAGGTATCAAACACAGCCGTTGCTCCAACAAAGTGATAGTCTGTCAGAAAGCTTATCCTCAACTCGTCCTTTGCACCGCTGAGCCAGCGGACAACATCACATTTTCTGCGATAAAGTTCGTTTTCATCTTTTGCAGAAAGGCTGAATTTTATCGTGATATCACGCTGTTTGTACGTCCTTTCGCCTGCCATTTTGGAAAAGTCATAAAAGCCGTTCATAAACGGTAAAGTGGCTTCTATCCTGTTTTCCTCTGGCTGAGATATCTGAACGCCGTCCTTTTGGATAACCAAATAGAAATCGGTGGACTTCTTGCCGCCAAACTCTATGTATTCATTAGACACTTGCAAGCCTCCTTTCACTGCTTGTGACCCTCTCACCTAGTTTTCCGTCCACCTTTGACGTGAGCTTGTCGCCGTCAAGATAAATGTTTCCTTGCTGCGCAAGCTGTGGAAAGTAGGTTTCTAGGAGGGCGATGATCTTGTTCATTGTATCATTACCGCCGTTATTCACGCTCTTTTCAGGAAGTGCCGAAAAGCTTGGCGGTATGACATCCGTATCCATAAGCGGCTGCAGTGACCTGTTGAACTGCATGGTGATAGTGTCCTCGTTGTCTGCTATACCCTTTGCAAAAAGGTCCATCATATCAGGTGCAAAAGTGTGGAAGTTTGAAAGAGGGCCCTTGTCAGGTTCGGAAAAGCCGAGAAAGTCCTTAACGCTTGAGGCTACGTCACATACAGTATCTTTAAGGCTCTGCCACTTCTCTTTTATGCCGTCTATAAACGCCTGTATCATATCTGAACCCCATTCTTTGAAGTCGTTCCACTTGCGTGAAAACCAGTCTGTAAGGTCGATAAGCATATCAGACAAAGCGTCTGATACAGGTGCAAAAAAGTCCACCATACCTTGTGCAATTCCCTTGACAATTTCAACAGCTATAAGTATGCCGCTGGCAAGAATATCAGGAAGATTTTTTACTATCTCTTTGGTTAGGGTAAATACTATTTTAAATGCTGCTTCTGTAAGCTTTTTAGCTGTATCACTATCAGAAAGTGACATTGCTAATGTATCAATGATTTTGACAGCGCCGTCAACAATAAGATTAATATTGTTGGCTAATGTTTCTGCTATTGTTACGATTATCTGTGTAGCACATTCGATTATCGCAGGTAAGCTGTCAAGTATAGCCTGCAATATCAATGGCATTTGCTGCTTTATCGCTTCTGTAAGGTCGGGCAATATAGTTGGCAAAGCCTGTGCAATAGTGGTTATGATAGTTGCCAACGCCTGCACAAGAGGACCTGTGTTCTGTATAAGAGCTGTTGCGATAGTTGTAATGGCTGTTATGGCCGCCTGCGTTATCGTACCGATATTATCGGAAATGCCTTTTACAAGCGCCTGAAATATCTGCGTGCCTGCTTCTATAAGCTGAGGAAGCAGGTCGCTCACAAGCTGTGGAAGCTCGGCTGCTATGTCAGGTGCAAGCTCACTTATGAGCGTTGTGACCCCTGAAAGAGCCTGCTTTATGACAGGCATAATGTTCTTTGCAAAGGTCTTTACTGTACTTACCATTTCCTTGATAAGATTTTTCAGGTCAGCGTTTTTGTCGCCCATTCCTGCCATAAGGTTTGCCCATGCTGCTTTCACAGAACCAAGAGAACCGGAAACTGTTGTTGCCGCTTCTTTGGAAGTTGTACCGGTGATGTCAAGGTCGGTCTGTACCTTGTGGATAGCCTCTATCATTTTGTCAAATGACACGCTGTTGACGGTTTTTTCATCGACCTTTATCGAATCCCCAAGCACGCCTGAATCGTTGATGAGCCTTGCCATTTCCGCCTGTGTACCGCCATAGCCCAGCTTTAAGTTATCGAGCATGGTATAGTTCTGCTTTGCAAAGCCCTGATAAGCGTTCTGGATAGAAGATATGTCAGTACCCATTTTATTGGCATTGTCCGACATATCCACCATTGCTTCATTGGCTATCTCAGCCGCCTGCGCTGTATCACCGCCCAAGCCTTGCAGAAGTGACGCAGAAAAGCTTGTAACGTTCTGCATATAGTCATTAGCCGATATTCCTGCGGTCTTGTATGCCTCACTGGCGTACTTTACGATAGTATCAGCGTTGTCCTTGAAAAGTGTTTCAACGCCGCCTATGTTCTGCTCATAGTCCGCATATGCGCTCGCAGAGCTTTTGACTATAGCGCCTATGCCTGCACTTGCCGCCGATATAGTTGCTATACCAGCTTTTGCGGCAAGTGCAAAGCCCTTTTTGATAGTGCTTCCAAAACCTGAAACGACCTTGCTGCCAAGAGAGCTTCCAAACCTGTGACCATCGGGCATACTATCCCCGAACGCTCTTCTCAGCTCTGATGCAAGCCCTTGCATAGACGGAACTATCTGCACATATGCTTTGCCCAGCTGTGTGCCGTTTTCTTCTGCCATGTTAGCCCTCCTTTCCTAAGATTTTTCTTCTTGCCTTCTCATAATCCTCGCCGCTTTGGAACGCTGTTATCTCGCTGTCGCTGTCATTCTTGCCTATAAGCTTTTCAGCTATGGACTGCGGTCTGTTCACACCTCTTTGTCCGTCCTTCGTCTGCGACCAACAAAGCCATTGCATGCGGTCAAATATCAGTGCAAGCAGTATTTCAGAAAACGAACCGCCAACGCCGTTGAGCTTGCGCTTGACCCGTGATGAACTGCCAAGACCACACAGAAAAGTCGCCACCTTTCGTGCAGGCAGCGACTTAAAGTCGTATATGTGATAATACTGCGCCATATCGCAATCAAGCTCATCAGGATAGCGCTCCATGACAGCGGCAAGGACTAGGAGTTTTTTGTCTTAGGTGTCTGGAAGATCTCCACGATAAGCTTTGTTATCTCTTTAACCGATACATAGCCGCACTTTTCTCTTATCTTCGCAAAAGCTTTTTCTTTCTTGCTTCCAAGAGCGGCGTCAACTACCTTGACATATGCAAGGGGGTCGCCCTGTTCACACTTACCGACAGCTTCGATAAACTCATAGTCGTCAAGGGTCTTCTCCTCTATTTCAAACTCAAAACCGCTTTCTGTCTTACCTGTCAGCATAGGCTATTCCCCCTTTTTCATGTACTCATAGTGCGTGTTGCCGTTTTCATCAGGTGTGGCTGTGATAGTCAGCTCATAGCCGATAGCCTCGTTGTCCTTGTAGGTGATGTCAGATATCTCCGTCACCTTGCCGAACGGAACGACCACTCTTTTCAGTATGTTGTTTTTCAGTATCATATCGAATACAAACGCCTGATTTTCATGCTCTGCGCTGTTGACTTTGATCGTCAGACCCGTGTCAAGGTCGCCTGAAACATTGCTGTCATTGTAGACAGTTTTCAGCACATCTACATTGGTACATTCTATCAGCTTTACCTTGAAAGTGTCCGTTTTTTCTGTCTGTGGTGTGTCAACGATATCTCCGCCCCAGGCTTTGATGTTTTCAGTAGAAATGCCAGAACTGTTTGTTACTCCGTCCTCTGAGCAGTAGCCCAAACTTTTGAACGCTGCGTCAAGAGCCGTTGTTGCATCCGTTGGCAGCGTAGATCCTGTGATCGCTGTGAAAACCGCTCCGCCTACCTTTGGTTTGCCTGTTGATACGCAATCTTTGTTGTTTGCCATAGTATTATCACTCCTCGTCGTAGTAGGTTACATCGAATACCGCCTGATAGCGATATCGTTTTGTTTCCGTGTCTGTATAGTTGTAGTCTGACGTGCACGCACAGCGGCATACATCGCCCTGTGACACGCTTTCAGACATAGCCTTTTTAACTTTTGCATTAAGTTCTGCCGCCCCGTATAGGCTCGCTGAGTAGCTCTGAACGGCTATGGTGGCAGATGTGATAAAATCATTCTCTGCCGAGCCTAGCTTGTCAATAAGCACATACTCTTTTGGTGGGTTTTTAGGTTCTTCAAGATAAACAGGAACGTCAAGCTTTGCCCCCAGCCAGTCAAGAATTATCTTCTCTATCACTTGCCAAGCACCGCCTTTAAAAGTGTGTTATTTCTAAAATTAGCACGCTGAGCCTTCTTGGTTTTAGCCTTGACGATAGCAACCTTACGGCGCATTTTCGGGTATCTTGTCCATGTGATAGTATACGCTTTATGCCCCGTGCCAAGCCTCTGAACGGCTCTGTCAGCATAGTCCTTGACCATACTTTCAACAGGTGCAGAGCAAAGAAAAGCCGCAATACCGTTGTGGTCAAGCTCTATCTTAACTTTACTCATAGCGTTCCACCTTTACTTTCTTGTTCCATTCAAGGGGGATATTATCGTCAATGCCCTGTGTAGGGATACCCACAGTTTTGAACGTCATTCCCCAGAACTCAACTTCTGTATTCTCCCATATGTGCGTGTCGCCTTTCGGTATAGCTAGCACATAAGCTATGCGTTTGCCTGACAGGTTGATCTCGTTCACAACGTCCTCTGCGGAAGGCTCACCCACAAGCACGTTTTCGACGACCTCCTGCGAAGTTTCGTATGTCGGTCTGTTAAAGCCGTCAATACCTTTCTGCGTTCTTACAGAAAGCTTAACGGGTATGCCCTTGATACTTAGTCTCATACGTCATATACCTCCATAGCTCCGTATCTCTGCCGCATAACGCCCAGTTCTTTCAGCTCGTTTCTGAGAAAATACAGTTGCTGTCCTGCGTTGAGATAGGTCATTGATACTGAATAGCCCATAGCCGACTGTGAAGCCTGCGAAGTCGCAGGAGAGCTGTCCGCAATAGAGTCAACAGCTCTCAGTGTGGCACGAACTATGATATCTTTTGCCACAAGTTCAACGTCAGGTTCATCAGCTATCATAATGTCAAGATCTTTGCCATACTTCTTGCAGGCAGTTGAAAGCTTTGCGCAGGCGACAGGCAGCAGAGCCGCCGCCTTTTCCTGCTCCTCAGTCGTGAGCTTTCGACCGAGCCTTATAACGTCCTCGATAGTTGCGTACTCTGCCGCCATTTATGCCGCCCCCTTATTCAGCAGCTGACTGAATGACAGCAAATGCGGACTTGTCCATGATACCCCAGCCAATATATGCTTTGGCTCTGATGTATACCTGACCGCAGCCCTTGAGATCCTGTCCACTATTGTCAGGGTCGCCGTATTCAATGATCTCAAGCGGAATTTCCTTTGAGTAGCCCCACTTGAACGTTGAAAAGTCGCCCACGATAGCAAGGTCTTTGCTGGAATTGAATGAAACTGTATTGTTTGTTACAGTCTGAATGCCGTTCATCTGTGACGGCGCATTGCCCCACGCAAGTTCAGAATATATCTTTCTGCCGCTTGTGTCCACCATTTTTGCAAGGTCAGCTCTGAATGACGGTGCCATTGTAAGACCTGAGATGTCATACTCATTGTCCTGCACTGCGGCGATAGCCTCCTCAATAAGAGCGTCAGGAGTCTTTGGTGACGTGCTGTCCTGCTTTATCACAGTTACGCCGTTGTCAAAGTGATTTGTACCGATAAGTGCAGAAGCTGTCTTGGCTCTCGGATTAACTCCGTGAAAAGCCATAATGTCAAGACCTCTTGCAGTCTTTTTCGCAAAGCCGTCGGAGAAATTTCTCAGAGTTTCTATCTGCTCTTCCTCAGCTGCATAGAGAAATTCGTCTGAAATTCGTGCGCCGTATTCGATCTTTACAGGTACGATTATAACAGGGTCAAGCGAAACACTACCCCTTGTCATTTTGCCGTTTTCAGCAACAAGATCAACTTCATCATCCATTGTGAAGATGAACTCTTTCTGCCCATTGAACGGGATAGGTGTCTGACCACAAAGAGCTGCCAATGAGGACTTGCCCTTTACCTTGTCGAAAAGTTCTTTAACGAGAATAGGGTCGAACTTTGAGCCCTTTGAGAGGATATCTGCCATAAATATTACTTCCTTTCTTTACTTTGTGAGACTTGCAAGCAGCGACTTGTATGCCGCATTCTTGCCGTCTGCGTGATCGTGTTCTGTGCTGCCAAGAGGAGCTGTCTGCTTCTTGCCGATAAACTTTGCAAATGTTTCAGCGTCCTTCTTGATAGCTTCTTCTGTGTCTCCTGAAAGCTTGTTTGCAAGCTCATAAGGGATACCGTTTTCGTGGGCAATTCTCATTTTTACCGAGCTGGTCTCGTATGCCTTGTTCTTAGCCGTGAGGTCTGCGATAGCTGTATCCTTTTCTGCAAGCTTGCCTGTAAGGTCGGTGATCTTGCCGTTAAGGTCGGCTGTCTTTGTCTTGAAGTCGTCAGGGGAAATATAACCCTCAAACTGTTTCTTGACTGTATCCGTGTTGCGGTCGAGCCTTGCCTTTATCGCATTGTCGAAGGCTTCCTGTGTTGTTATAGCTTCAAATTCTGCCATAGTGTTTCCTTTCCCCGCTTTACCCTGCGGTGTAGGTGATATATAATAAACTGTTACCAGCTTATTTTTTGTACTTTCTTCTTATCTGATGAGTTAGCACACGCCCAGTGAGCAAGCACCACCGCCTCAAGTAGTGATATGTCAGCACCCTCAAGAATTGAGGTATAGCCAAAACCACCGCCTGAGCTTATCGCTCTGTGTTCACAGTTGGCAATGACCTGTTCAAGGGACGGCTGATCTGCGTGACAAATATTCTGTGCGAATACCCCTCGTTCAAAACCTGCTGACGAAGTGATCACATCAGCGACTTTCGGCAGGATAGGCTTGCGCTTGATACCTGCGTTTTTCATATCCGATGCAAGCAAAGACTGTCCGTTTGCTCCGTCAATGACGGTTTCACGCATATGTGGATTGCGCAGATATGCGATTATCCAGCCGTTTCCCTCTCTTACAGGGCGGCAGTCGATAGCCTCGACAAATATCTTGCCGTCTGCTGTCTTTGCGGCGACAGCCAAAGATACGTTATCCGTGACCTTTGCGTACTTGATGCCGAAAAACAGTTCTCTGCTGATATCGGGTTTGCCTGCAATACAAAGTGCCTGCCACTCGCCCTTGCTTATAGCCGACTTCTGATTATAGGTCAGCCACAATCCTAAACGCTGAATGTTATCGTCCACTTGGTCGTCTTTCGGGTCGCCAAGCTCAGAGCGTATCTTACGTTCCGTGAGGATAGTACCTAAAGACGGGTTAGTGGCATACCACAGCTCAGGGTCATGTGCGTTTGTAAGCTTTGGCACGGACCATTCAGCCCAGCCGTCGTCACCGCCTTTGCCTGATATCGTCTTCTGTCGGTATTTTGTGAAAACTGTGCCGGCAGACACCATCGTTGGAGGTGTTCCACACATCAACGTCTGAGGGTTGCGACTGTCTGTGACGGTATATTTTAGGGCTGTTTCTTGGTCTGTGGTGTATTCCTGTGCTTCATCTATGATAAGCAGGTCATAGCCCTCGCCAAGTCCGCCTTTGCTGGAACGTGTACGGAAGTTGATAATTCCGTCGCCTTTGAGCCATTGTATACGCTCCAAGCCCATCTGTTTTGTAGTCTTGAAGTCCTCTTTTTCAAGAAAGCCCATTTTTGTAATAAGGTCGATTATCTTCTCCCATGCCGAATGTGATGTTGTAGTTCGGTGGGCGGTGTAAAGAACACGCTCGCCGTTTTGCAGACCATAGATCGCACGCATTATAAGCAGTTCCGACTTGCCATTACGTCTTGGTATCGACCAGCCGAATTTCATATGCTTCCACAAGCCTTCCTCGTCCACAGCCATAATGTCGTACATCATAAGCTCCTGCCATTCCTGTGCGGTGCGCCCTGATTTGTTATACATTGCGATAGCCTCATTGCCTTTAGTCTGTTCATACGGCAACACTACCGATATGGTGGGGGTCTGCCTGCCGACTCTCTTATCCTCAATAGTGGATTACCTCCTTTAGGTACGAAAAAAGCACCCTTTAAGGTGCTTGATTCCGATGTTTGAACAACTATTATCCTCTAATGACCTTGTTCTCAAATTTCTTGTATGCATCAAGATACCATTCTTTCTTATCACCGTTATATGTCAACTCGTAATACATACCGTCAAAGAGAGTACTTGAAAGCAAGTATTTCCAGTTCTGCAATGCCTTGCATTTCCATACTGTATAAACTTCAAAATCAGGCTTTATATCTGATTTATCAAGATGTTCTCCAATGTAATCTTTCACAATTTCTATTGCTTTTTCGTCCATAATATCCGTCCTTTCTGATTTTGGGTATAAAAATACCGCCTCGCCGTAGCGGAGCGGTCAAGCATTATTGTTTTTAAAATCTTCTTTAGAAATTTTTAATTCACAAGCACACCTGTCTTTTGCTATTTCTAACGGTATGCCCTCTGGATATGTCAAACAATAATTTTTTTCTTCGTCATTTTCATGCCCGACAATAATAACATCATCGCCGCTTTGACGAAGTGCTTCCATTTCAGCATCATAAGAAATGCAATTTTTACATTGTTTCATTTTGTCAATGCCTCCTTTAACATTTGCTCAATATAATCAGGAAATTTTTCTCCGTGGTAATGTGCACAAAAACATTCTGCAAAAAACTCGTGACTGTCCGTGCTTGCATACTGCGAAATGCTATAAATATCGCCTGTCTGCTTTGCCTTGCGAAAAGCATCATCAACCATGCTTTTTATTTTCACACTTCTTGGATCACCATAATTTTCACAATACAGACCTCTGTTAATTTGCCCGAAATATTGATCTGCAATAATGTGCCCATATTCATGTGCTACTGTTGCTTTTACCGCATTTGTGCCACTGAATGTACTTGACATACTCCACCGGCTATATTTTATGCCTTCTTCTATTTGAACAAGGTCTTTCTTTAATTTTCTGACCTGTGCAGCACTATATTTGCCACTGCTTATTGCTGCTTGATATTCAGGAATAAGCTTGGCAAATTTCTCATTCCTTGTTTTCCAATCGGTAACCATTGCTGGTGGTTCGTTAAGATATTTAGTGCTTATATCCAATCCTCTACCATTTGCTCGAGCGTTTGCTTTTTTTAGTGTTGACGAACAATTTATATCTTGTAACTTATCAACGGGGTATTTTGCAGTTAAGTCAGTTAATGTTTCATTCACCGTATTAAGTGAATTGAGATTTTTGACATTTTTCACATTAACTTTGTCGGCAAATTTTAGTGTATATTCCTTGGCATTTTCAATGGTATCAGCAGGAATGAATTTAGCCATACTGCTATTTTCCTTCATTATACCACTTACGCCACGTTTGTCAAGCCTCACAGGCTGTCTTGAACCGGCTTTCTTCATCTGCTCAAGCTCTTCATCTGAGATGTCCCACCTGGTCTTGCTCCACACGTTTTGTGCCTTTCTGCCGTTGAGGTATGTAACAGTACAGCCGCAGTTATCATGCCTGCGGTAAACGTCTTTGGGGACATCTTCGGGATAGTGATATTTACCTGCAAGCTTTGAACACCACTTACAGCAGCCGCCGTGATCGTTGCGAATGATGTAGCAGTCCAGTCCTGCATCAGAACGGAGCTTCACGTTTTTTTGAACATAATCGTTGTAAAAACTCTCAGTGATGTTCTGCGCCGGAGCTGTCATTCGCCGTATCATCTTATCTTCTGCAATATCCGGTACAGAAGCCGCATTAACTACTGCCTGCACACGCTCGGTAGGGAAAGCAGCCTGTTGAGGTGTGATGTTTATGCCTGCTTGGCTGTCAAGTGCTTTTTGGCATTCTGCGGCAGCAGAGTTTATAACATCGTAGTTGTCCTTGAGCACGCCCGTGAGTATGGTATCGGCAATGTTGTAGTACATCTTGCCGTCAGGCAATGCCGCTACGTTGACGTGTGTACCGATAGCCTGAGAAACTCTAAACCCGAGCTGTTTCGATAATAGGGCGACTTCTTCCATTTTCGCAGTGCCGCCCTCTATTTTCTTCAAGACAGATTGAATGTACTTGTCGGCCTTGCACGAATTTTGAAACTCGGCACGAATTTTTCCAAGCAGTTCTGCACCGATATCAGCCATTGTTTTCACCCTCTATGCCTGTGAGCTGACGGATACCCTTTGCACCCAGATAGTCAGGAACAGCCTGATTAATTTTCAAAATAGCGTCGCCCACACCCGAGAGTGCCGCAGAATCAGGTTCAAAAATAGGAAGCCACTGCGGTTTGATGTCACTGAAAGCATAGCGCATATAGGCCATGTTATCACGAACGCAAGCGGCAAGATAAGCCACGTTAAGGAAACCACTTCCAAACGTTCTCTGTGCCTTGCGTGCGGTAAGCCTGAGATTTTCGTGTGCTGCACGGATAGCTTCACAGCTGGCAGGATTGGACGTCGCAAAGCCCAAGTCGTCAAGAGTCAGCCCTGTTTCTCCGGCGAACAGCGAAGCTATAGACTTAAGTTGCTCAGAGTATGGTGACATGGACTGCTGCTGAAACTGTCCGACAGTAGGATTGCCGCCGTCATCATCTTTGGTGATAGTCAGCAGTGAGGACATTGTTGCACCCCATTTGTCCATTTTCTCGGCATCATCCGAAAGACCAAGTATATATTTTTGTGGGAAACTGTAAAACTCGGCTGATACTTCCGACCGCCTGAGCGTTCTCATAGCCTCCTGCACAAGCTCCATGCACGCCCTTGATATCCTGCTGTGACCGAAAGGACGAACGGCGTCAGGGCGGTATATGATAGGTACAAGCAGAGGGTAAGGTGCAGGATTGTCATAGATCTCAACATCATAGCCTCTGCGATATATCTCTGTCTGTTCGGCTGTGAAGTAGGCTTCAATGGTGGGGTTGAAATTGTTGTCCCGGTCAAGCACTGCATAGCCCTCACGAAGCATATTTGTGATAGGGTCGATAATGCCAGTAGCGTTACTGCCATCAATGACCTGTAAGCGTGGATAGCCTGTTTCATCAGCCGAGATATACACAAAACAACAAGAGGACACCAACGCTGAGAGAATGGCTGAATCAAAGAACACGTCACGATTATTGTTGTCAAATATCTCGTTGACGTAGAAAGTGTTGTCCTCAAAGCTGTCAAATACTATTCTGTCCGCAAGGGTATCAACAGCTTTTGCACACCAGCCTAGCACAGGACGCATCCAGTTATAGCTTGGTGGTATCATTTTGCCCATGTCAGTAAGGCCGTTCTTCATGTGATAGTAGTCATAGCGCACATTGACCCTCGAAGCCTTTGAAGAAAGCTTCTTTTTCAAATATGCCATGCCTTTGTATTCGCTCATCTTGTATATCCTTTCCAATTATTTCAACTCTGCGAGAAATATAAGCAGTGCGGCGGTGAAGGTCATTTTTGACCTCAAAAGGGGGCATACCCCCCATATTGTCAATAATTTGTTAAAAATTCTTCCAATCGTAGCATTGTGGTAAAACTCGGTTGGAAATCAGGTCAAGAGACTGGTCAAACACCTGTTTTTCCACCAATTTGTCAGATTTCTGGCGATTACAACACCAATGTGCCAACTGCAAGTTTGAAATGTCCGAAGGGTGACCGCCTTTGGCAATGGGTATGATATGATCTATGCAAGCTGACAGTGGGTGCGGATATTTCAATGAAAAATCAACAGGCTTACCACAGATACCGCAAACTGTTTGGGTAGCGTAGATTTTCTTCTTGTTGATACGGAACTGCTGTTGGTGTGAACCGCTTCGGTCTGGTCTTGGTATTGGCATTGTATACCTCCGTGCAACGCAAAAGCGACCGCAAAATGCAGCCGCTATGTTATTTCTTTCCAAGCTTTATGAGCTTGTCGTTTGCTGTTGTCTTACCTCGCAATACGAGTCCATCTTTACCGATCGTGCCGTGATGAGTCTTCGTTCTTTGATAAATATCATTTTTATCTGCTGATTGCATTCTGCCGCCATGAACTTTTTGAACAGTGGTTGCTCTTGAGTATTCAAACGAGATAGAACCGTCACCCTGCTTTTTAAAAACAGGTTTTGAATATCCATTCTTTTTAGCAACATTTTCGAAACGTTTCATAACTGTTCGTTGTTCTGACGTTGTACCACTAGCAACACCTATTCCGCTCGAACTTCCTCTACCACCCATTTATCCTGGCTCCTTTCCATTTATCCTGAAACGCTTTTATGTGTACAATATTCCCCTTGCATTCGTCTGGAACATTGCCGTAAAACAATATAGTTTCCGGTCTAAGTTTTTCGCACATAACCTCATAACCTGATATGAATGCGGCTTTTGCAGCATTGTCATTCTGTGTTCCTATAGATGATACTGCCACCGTGCCACCCTTAGGTTCTCCGTCAAAACACCATTTGAATGACTTTTCGTCGCTCCAACATATAGTTGGAATAACTTCAATTCCGTTATCTTCCCAAAACGCACCGAGCCAATGCTTGCGGTAATGATTGTATATCTGCATTGCTGTCGGAAAATCAGCATATAGTGAAAAATCAGGAGTAAGGACACATCTGAAACCTTTGAGAATATCAAGATAGGCGGTCGGATTGTTCCAAAGCCTGAGAAATTGATAATCATCAAGAAAGAAATGTACTCCCTTATTCTGCCTGTTCTTTGTCGTCTTTGCATAATTAAAGCCAATAAGTTCAGGAAAATCTGTAATCTTTGAGCCTGTCAGCTGAGGTATATCATATTTACCTGCACCAGCATAAAAGCCGTGCTGTAAATTTTCATAGCGTTGTTTATTATTCAATTCAGCACCGCCTTTTTTTGTTTTCCAACGCAAAAAGCACCCCATAGGAGTGCCTCTTGTGAAAATATTTTAAGGAGTTTTGTAAAATGGTGGAGCAGGTCTGAGCGGTGGCTCGCTCTCGACCTGCATAAGCCCCTTACGGGGCTTAGAAAATTGGAGGTGACTTCAATGAAAGTACAAGTCTGAGGTACATCTACACTTTCCTCAGTTTAAATTATAACATAGGTAAAACGAACAGAGCGAACAAGTTTAAGCATTTTGCAAAAATCTTTTGACTGCCATTCTACAGCCGTCCGCTGTACCTCCGACCTTGTGTCCTATCTGTATCCAAGTAAAGCCTTTTACAAACCTGAGTACAAATATCTTTCTCATCTGTCTATCCTCTATCCCCTTGATAAATTCCTCCACAGCCCTCTGCTCACGCTCTAGCCGTGCCTGTTCGCACAGCAGTGAAAGTGTATCACCACTCGGCAGAAAGCCGTCTATGCGTGTGCTGTGTGGTGTATAGGACGGCGGAGTGCATACGCTGATACTGTCGGCAACGTACTTGCCTGAAAGCTCTGCCTTGATGTCCTCAATGGCTGAGGCGTTCCTGCGGTAGGCTTTCAGGCGTGACATGGTCATTGGGTCGTTTCTTTCCATAGGATCTCTCCTCTCTGTATCTCTTACGAATTGTTATCACCTTTTCAGTCTAGCTCCGCAGTTAGGGCAGTATTTCGTTGCGACAAACGCCCCAATGTAATGGAAATCATCATCACACACGGAGCAGTGAAAGCATTGTATCCTATTATTTTCGTCCGGATCTCTTTCGGGTATCCAATACCCACGCTTGACTTCCTGCACGTCTGCGGTAGGCACTGTTGCCATTACATCTACCAGTTCAGACAGTGCAATGCCTAGTTTATCGCTTATAATTTCTGCCGTTTTAACAGCGTCAATATATCTTGACATTGTTATACCTCCTCAGTTTGTCTATACTCCTTAATTCCCAGCACAACATACCCATTCTTTATTCCCCAGCCGTTGAGGATATATGTTATCTTGTATGTATGTCCTGATATCTCATGTTTTGCGTGTTCTCTTACTGTGCCGTCTGAGCTACAATAAGACGTTCCGTCAGTCGGTATAAATCTTATCAGATCTCCCGTCTGAAAACCTCTGTCATTCTTTCTGACCTCAAAAGTTTTCTCACCGCTCAGAACGGCGTCACAAAATTCTATGCTAAGTTTCAGATTATGTGTTTTCATTCTTTTGCCTCCTCACACCTCAACTCTTCCAGCCTACAATACACCAACGTGTTACCACAAGTCTTGTCAGCGATCTCCGCCTGATAGAAGAACTGACCTGTCTTACTGCTCTTGCGGATAATGCACCCTGTCAGCTCGTAGCAATCGGAGCCGTTGTAGCTCACCCTGCGTCCAAGACTTTTCTTTACTTCGTGTATCGTCATAGCTCCTCTATCCTCACATAAATGCCGGGTATGTCCGCCCAGAACTTTTCGCATATCTCACTCGCCACAAGCTGGTCGTCTGTCCAGAAGTCAAGCTTTGTCATACAGTCCTTGAACATCTTTTGCAGGTTGTCTGTGTCAGGCTTGCTGGTCTTGTATTCTCCGTCCTTGTGCTTGCCGTCATTCGGAAACAGCCACTTCGTTATCAGCCTTATCCCACAGATGTATTTTTCAGGCGGTCTGTGCCTTGCTAGGTTTGCCGTGAGCTTTTCTTTTGCCGCCTTGACATCGGGTGGGTCATAAAATATTGGCTTGCCGTTTCTTACTGCCACCTTATGTTCCTGCGCCGTAGCTGTCGGCGGTATCATTGCCATAAAAAATTCAGTCATTGTTATCTGCTCCTCTCGTGCGGTCGGTGTGCTAGCCGCCTTATTATTTCAGAATAGATTTTCGGGCGGCTTATGCCCGAAAATATATATTATGTAATAATATACTTTTTCTTCCCTCGGGAAAAAGTCGGTATTTTGCCGACATTTTCCTCCCAAGAGAAAACACCGATATTTTCCTTACACTTACTCGATTTTTTCCTTTCCGTTTCAAAGTAAATTTTCTCGACTTCTTCCTTTCTTTCACTCATTTTTTCAAGCCGCATTCTCCGTCATCTATCCAAAAACCACCATGCTCTTTTAACCTTGAACGCACTGTCTTTTCGGTAACTGCAAGATACTCCGCCAACTCAGAAATGCGGCACTTGCCGTTCTCCTGCACACCGCTGAAAGCTGTTTCAATGCTCTCCTTGCGCTCCTTACTGCGGTCTTCATTGGTCTTCTTCTTGCTGAAATTCTTTTTCCAATTCGGTGTGATGTCCTCTACCTCGCAGTCTTTAAGCACGCCCACAGTATCCTCTCTGTGAACAGGATAATCAAACCACATATTGAGGGGAGCAAATTTCGGGAACTCTCTCAGAGTACCCTCTATGCGCCATGCCGTGCGGTTTCTTACCGCAAGCTTAGCCTTGTCTATGTCGGCCATCATAAGCTTGTATGAGTTCGGGTGCAGGTACTTGTGCGTTATCTCAAGCATTTTTGACGGCGTAACAAGATCGTCCTGTGAACAAAGGTCATCAGTATTTCTGTAAAATCTCCTCATCCAGTTCTCACAGATACGGCAAACAGCTTCGTCCTCCTGCTGCTCGTAAAGGCTGTCTGAAATGTCAAGCTCTGAAAGGTCAAGAAGTGCGTCAGGGTCACGGGCGAATACTCCTGAACCGCTGGCTCTGTCCATTGAACGCTTACCGCCCTGCGCTCCCTTTGAGTGGTGGTGGCAGTATATGACCGCACAGCCAAGCTCTGTGCATACCTTGTCGAACTGGTTGCAGAAGTGCGCCATTTGGTCTGCTGAGTTCTCGTCGCCTGTTATGACCTTGTAGATAGGGTCGATTATCACGGCAATGTAATTCTTCTTGCTTGCTCGGCGTATAAGCTTTGGTGCAAGCTTGTCCATTGGTACGCTGTGACCTCGCAAGTTCCATATGTCTATGCTGTTGAGGTTATCAGGCTCTAGGTGCATTGCGGTGTACACGTCCTTGAAACGGTGCAGACAAGATGCTCTGTCAAGCTCTAGGTTGACGTATAGTATCTTTCCTTTGGTGCATTGCCAGCCAAACCACTTGACCCCCTCAGCTATCGCCACGCACATCTCGATAAGTGCATAAGACTTGCCTGCCTTTGACGGACCTGCAATGAGCATTTTGTGACCCTGTCTGAGAACGCCGTCAATAAGTGGCGGAGCAAGCTCAGGCAGGTTATCCCACTCAGCACTCAGGCTCTCAGGGTCAGGGAGATCATCATTGATACTCTCTATGTAATCTTTCCATTCTGAAAAGCTTTCTTTGCCTATGTTCTTGTCAATGATGAACTGTTTCTTGCCGTTTCTCATTACGCCTGGCATACGACTAAGACGTGAGGGATTGCGGTTTTGTTTATCTATGTCAAGACCACTTTCCTTGCAGACCTTGTAAAGAAAATCAACACGCCTGCGGTATTCATCATAGTTTGGAGCGTCTATCTTGACGATAGCGTGAACGCTCTTTCCGCCGCTGTATACAAGCACAGCGATAGGAAGTTCAAGTTCTCTCATTACAGCGTTCTGCTGTTCTATAGGCATACTGTCGCTTTCAACAAGAGCATAGCGGTAGTCTGTTACATTCTCGTTCTTTACGCCCTTGCCGTCAAGAGGATTGAAGCGGATCCACGCTCCGGCTTCTTCCTTGTAGTCGCCAAACACCGCACCAATGTCGCCGTTACATTCGCCAAGCCTCTTGATAAGCTCCCCTGCCGTCCTGTCACAGCACCCCTTTGTAGGCAGATACTTGGTCTTGCCGTCCTTTTCTGTTTCCCACGTTTGCGTAACATAGCCCACGTTCTCCCCTGCCTCAAAGAGTGTTTCAAGATATGTGACTATCTCCTTGACAGGATCCCATTGGGCAGGCTCGGTGATCGGTATGCCCTCACCGCCGTTTACAAGGGGACTGCTTTCTTCTGCAACTATCTCGCCGTCCCAATCGTATGCCTTAAACTCATGGGGGCTGTATCCTCTTTCCTTTGCCATTTGCACGATAGTTCCTGCGGTCACAGGCTGAGCATTGCCGTTAAAGCCTTGCCACTTGTGTTCACACTCACCGCTGTGATAACGGCTGTCTGACCTCGACCAACTGTCCCAATCGTTCACAGAATAGCCCTCGTGCTTGAGAGCCATTCCCACGTTGACCCATTCTTGATAATCACAGCTTGCAGGGTCTATGTATTCAAGCATTTTAAGCAAATTTGTGTTATCCATTCACTTCTCCTTAGTTCTCAGGTGTGTATGTTTTCGGGTCGATATCTCTCGGCAGCCTCCAACCATTGGCAGAGATACGGGCTATCATTTTGCTTGCACTGTCAAAGCTCCAAGAGCCAACGTGCTCAAAGCCCTTGCTTTCAAGCAGCCTTATCTGCTTAGGTGTGGTAAGTCCTGCATTGCGGCGCTTTTCAAGGCGGTCAAGGATAAGCTTTGCCTTGCCTGCGTTGTCTATATCGTCAGGGAAAATGCCCAGCTTTTCAAGCTTTGCTTTCTGCTTGTCGGTAGCAGGAGCAAACTCCCAGCCAAAGGCAGGAACGTAAGAGGACAAGTCCTCAGCCTGTATTGACATTTCATACTGTAAAGGGTCAACGAGCTTTCGCTTGCGTGTTTTCATTTCTTTGAGCTGCTTTGCCAAAGACTCTTCACGCTGTGCCACAACGTCCTCACTTGCCTGTTTTTCTGCCTCTTCGATATCTACTGCACAGCCTGCCTCATTGGCAAGGTTTTCGGTCATTTTCTCGGCGACCTCTTCATTCTGACAGATAAGGTGTGCAGGTCTGCAAAGCTCGTGGCGTTCTGTGTGCCACAGAAAGTCAAGCAGTAAAAGCTCTGTCTTTCCCTCGCAGAGCCTTGTGCCTCTGCCTACCATTTGACAGTAAAGCCCACGCACCTTTGTTGGTCTTAGTACGATAACGCAGTCAACTGACGGACAGTCCCAGCCCTCTGTGAGGAGCATTGAGTTGCACAGCACATTGTATTCGCCCTTGTCGAAAGCTTCAAGTATTTCCGCTCTGTCTGTGCTTTCTCCGTTGACCTCAGCGGCGTTGAAACCCTTGCTGATAAGGATATCACGGAACTTCTGAGAGGTCTTGACAAGCGGCAGGAACACAACTGTCTTGCGTTCCTTACAGTATTTGAGCATTTCATCAGCTATCTGATAAAGATATGGGTCAAGTGCTGTGTCGATATCACTTGCCTTGAAATCTCCTGCCTGAGTTGATACTCCTGAAAGGTCAAGTTTCAGCGGTATGGTTATAGCCTTGATAGGTGAAAGATAGCCCTCTTTGATAGCCTGCGGCAGTGTGTATTCATATGCAAGGCTGTCGAACACCGAGCCTAAGTTTTTCATATCGCCCCTGTCAGGTGTAGCCGTTACACCAAGTACCTGAGCTTCAGGAAAATGGTCAAGCACTCTCTGATAGCCGTCTGAGATAGCGTGATGAGCCTCGTCGATGATAATGGTATCGAAGTATTTTTCCGAAAAGCCTTTGAGCCTTTTCTCACGCATAAGGGTCTGAACTGAGCCTACTACCACACGATACCAAGAGCCTAAACAGCTTTGCTCTGCTTTTTCGGTGGCACAGCCAAGCCCTGTTGACTTCATAAGCTTGTCAGCCGCCTGGTCGAGCAGCTCGCCCCTATGGGCAAGGATAAGCACACGCTTACCCTGCCGCACACATTCTTCCGTAACAGCCGAGAAAAGTATTGTCTTTCCCGTTCCTGTGGGCAGAACTGCAAGGACTTTGTTTATTCCCTCAGACCATTGTTCGAGTATAGCAAGCTTAGCCTCGTTTTGATATGGTCTTAAATTCATCATCAGAACGCACCGGCTTTCCAGCCACCTGTCTGAGCAGGCTGACTATACTGTGGCGTCTGCATCTGAGCAGGCTGAACAGTAGTCACATTCTCGTCATAGGCATAGAGTTTCTTTATCTTGTTGCACTGCCTTTCCTCATCGTCCTTGTTCTTGTAGTTGTCAACGTAGACGTGACACTTGCCCTTTTTGCCTGTGATAGCGTTCCAGTTCATTTTCAGCGGCTCGCCGTGTTTTTTCAGACCGAGAGCCAGGAAAAGTGCTGAGAGTTTCCGCTCAAACTTATTGCAGAGGAAGAAGTTTTCTGTTATCTCCACGCTGTCCTCTGCACCCCAAATGGTGAATGTGACCTTTGCCATATTGCAGGACGGCATTTTTGCCGACCCCTCGTATCTTGTACGCTCAAACTTGCTGACGGTGAAGTCATAGTCCCCCTCAGGGAGCAGGACAAAGTCCCCACCCTCGTTGACTATCTCATCTTCCCAGCCGTATTCTATAAAATTATCCATAGTGTTGTCCTCCTTTTAAAATGGTACTTTCTGATTTTCTCTGATAAGTGGCAGCATTTGCTCCCAAGCACCTATCAGACAGCCCTGCACGAAGTCGTCAGGATAGTTTGTAATAGGGGTATCATAGGGGAAATAGTTTCTCTGAGATACCACAAGACGTATATCCGATTCGCTTACGTTGTTGGCTCTCATAAGGTCTGCAAGCGCTTTCGGTATGCCCTCAGGGATAACGATAGGTGGTGCAACGTCCTCAAAGCCGCTGAGATCAGTAAGAGGTTCTTCTGCCTTTGGTGCAGCTGTCGGCTGAGCCTGCTGCAATGTCACTGCGTTTGATGTCTTATGAGGTGGCTGCGGTGCTGCTTTCGGCTGTGCAAGCTGCTTCTGCACACGTCTTGGCATCGGCACAGGCTGAGGTGTGGGGGCAGGCGTTATGCCGTCAAAGAGGTGAGCTATGCCGCCAAAGTCAAAGGGCATTTCAGGGGGCAGCCCGTCACGATTTTTAGCGTCCCAGCAAGGGTGATGTGTGGTGTACATTACACGGTCACCGCCCTGAGCCTTGAACTTCTTGCCGTCCTTATCCACAGCTACTGCATATGTTTTGTAGTTTGCAAACAACACCATATCTGCCCATTCTTTCACAAGAGGCGATATCTGAGAAGAAGTTTTCTTGCCGAGCTTTAACTCCCAACGGTCATAAGCGCCCAGCTCGTCAGGCTGTTCAAACTTTCTCATCTGAGCGTGAGCCGTAAGCACAACGTTGATACCGCTGTCAACTACCTCCTGCAAGAGATTAAGAAACTTGCCTATCTCCTCTTTCTCGTAGACGTAGCCGTTGCCGTAGCCGAAATCTTCAATGCCTTTCTTCTGATGTGCCGAGCAGATCGTTTCAATGCAAAGCTGTTCAGCCCAATCAAATGTATCAATGACAAGGGTCTTACAGAGCCTGCCGTTCATAGCTTCCTTCACCTCATTTTTGAGCATTTCCCAGCTTGTTGGCTTAGGGAAACGTCTGATGTTCAGCTTCTTTGTACTGCCCTCAGTATCAATAAATACAGGGTCAGGGAACTGAGCCGCAAAGGTGGATTTGCCTATGCCCTCAGGACCATATATCACGACTTTCTGTGCGGAGCTTACAACTCCTGATGTTATCTCATACATTAAAATGCACCTGCTTTCCAAGTTTTCGTTTCTGTGTTTTCTTCTTTTTCGTTGTCCATCGACCTGCCGTCCTCGATAATGATACTGCACTCGTCACCTGTGGAAACTCTAGTGGCAATCGCCTGCAAGCCCTGTTCTTCAAGCCACTTGCCGAAGTCATCAAGGGTGTCGGTATCCATTTGTTCAAGCTTGTCCAGCAGGACAAAACCGCAGTCAGGGTTGAGCTTTCTCACGATAGAGGTAGCGACGATAAGCTGTTCTGCTCCGCTTATACTGTCCCACTTATGCCCGTTATACAGCAGCTCTCCGTCCTCAACTGAAAGCCCCTCAAGGGGCAGGTCGGCACTGCCCAGCAGGTCAGTTTTAGCCTGCCTTACGTCCTCTATCTGCTCAGTGAGATATGTATACTGTGAACGGTAGTCCTCAGCGTCTATCTCAGCTTTCTCCCTGTCGAGGTTTGCTCTTATCTTCTTGTTCAGCTCCTCGATATCTGAGATATTCTTTTCAAGCTCCGCTGTGCTTTCGTCCACAAGGTCTTGAGCGTCAAGGCTTGCAAGCTTGAAGTTGTTCACTGCCGCTTCATAGCTTGCTTTTGCACGTTCATAGGCAGACTTAGCAATCTCCAGCTGCTTTTCATAGTATTCTTTCTGGTCACGCTTACGCTGATTCTCGCCGTTGCGTGCAAGTATATCCTGCTGCTGTCTGATAAGCTCCGAAGCCGAAACAGGCTCGGCAGGGACGTTTGCATACACGGGCATTTCCTTTGCGAACTTAGACTTCTGGTCTGCTATTCTGCCGATAGCAGTACGCTGGTCATAGAGGGAATGTTCCTTATGTTCCAACTGATAGAGCGTATCACCCACACCGATTATTTTCAGCAGAGTTGAAGCTTTTTCCTTGCTTGACTGATTTATGAACTTAGGCAGGTCAAGTGCAAACTGCTCAACGAAGCTGTTCAAAAGCTGCTGACCGCCTTTTTTACCTGTGCTGTCGGTGACTTTGAGAGAGCTGTTCTTACCCGAACGCTCCACTACTATACCGTTGTCGAGGGTGATCTTCAAGTGCGGTTCGACAACAGACCCCTCACGCTGAGGAGAGGACGGCTTATACTTGTCTCCCCCAAGTGCCCAAGCGATAGCGTCAAGGACAGAGGTCTTGCCCTGCCTGTTCTTACCGCCGATAACAGTAAGTCCATTCTTTGCAGGCTCAAGCTGTACGGCTTTTATTTTCTTTACGTTTTCAAATTCAAGTGAGTTTATTTTTACTGACATTTTTCATTCTCCTTCAACTGGTTTTTCATCCATTCATCAAACTTTTGCAGTTCTTCATCTGTCGGCTCGTCCTCAGGTCTGCCCTTATCAAAGCCCAACGTACAGCCACTTTCAAAGCAACAGCCTGCTAGGTCGGCAGAGCATTCCACATCATCGCCATATTCACGATATCCCCAAGCGCAATCCTGACAGCACTTCATGACAGGATCTATACAGCGTGTTGGCAAGCCTTTCATTTGCCGTCACCGCCTCTCAGCCTCTCGATGTTGTGCTTGAAAGCCTCAACATATCCTGTCAGGAATTCGTTTGGGTAATCATCGAGGGCTATTTTCGCCATTTCCTCTATTCCTTCTTGACAAATGTCAAGCAATGTGCTATCATCAAGGTGTGTTGAATTGGTATCTTTTGATACCTCCGAGCTTGTGCTGTTGGCAGACAGTGCAGGCTCGTTTTCTTTTATGTAGAGGGCAAAATACACGCCACATCTATAAAATCTTTTGCCAAGCGGACATTGTGTGCAGTCCATATTTCCGTCAGTGCAAACCTCCACCGCCTTTTCAATTTCCTCTTTCGTTATCATCTTTATCCTCCCTTACCGGCTGTACGCTCATATACTGCTTGCCGTCATAGTCCATCTTCTTCACAGGTTCAATCCCTTTCTCACGGAGCGACCTTGCGGCATCGCCAAGCCCTCTGTCAAAATCCTCACGGGTCTTGTAGAATGCACATCTGCGGCAGTAGTCCTTAGTTGGCGTTACTGTCAGCGCACCGCACTCGTCAGACTTGACATTTGAATGGAACACGCAAAGGCTTACCGCTCCACTGACGTTGTCAAGGGGCTTGTCCCTCTTAAATACCTCTCTCATCACTATCATCGTTTTCGTCCTCCTCTTTTTCAAAACGTTTCTCCCAGTGCCTATCCACCACGCTCAGCACAAGGTACATCACTACATCTATGCCTGCAATCACAGCTATTGTTATCAGCAGTATTCCTACAATGTTCATTACCACTTTCCTTTCATTTCAACTTCGACCTTGACCACGGGTTTGCCTGCTTCTCTCACCGCACGCTTTATGCTCTCCTCTGCTTCCTCGTAGGCAGTTTCTTTTACACTTACATACCACCTGTACGCTACATACATTGCAAGCACCACCAAGAGCGCTACCGCTGCGGCACATCTGATTATCTCTAGTACGGCTATCATTTTCTCACGTCCTTTCCGTAAAGCGTGCGGAGTTTTTTAAGTCTTTTCTCGAAGTTGTCGATATCAATGCCCCACACCTCGTAGGCTATCTCGGTATTGACCGAGTGTGGCAACCATGACTTCACACCACGCTTTTCCATTTCTTCCTTAACAGCTTTCTTGATCTTGATAGTCTGCGTTTCACCTGTGCCGAACAGCTCCTTGATATCCGCATTGGTTATCTCGGGCTTTTCATAGTACAGCCGCACTGCCATTTCAATGTCAGGTGACCTCATTTATCTCACCTCCTCGATAATCGAGACAGTTTCGCCCGAACTAATAGCGTTCGCTTTTACTTTCCATAAAGCCTCACGTTCGCTATCGGCAGATACTGTATAGACCCAGTTGCGATTATACCGGTCTGTCGTTGTTACCTTGTACAGTTTCATTGCTTTGTCACTCCTCATTGTGTTTTCTGTCATTTCTGCTTCCAGCGAACATATCCTGCAAACATTGCTAGTTATCATGAGCGACAACGGAACTGTGTTGTCAAGTCCTGCAAGCATACATATACCGAATGCAAGCGGACTTGCTAGGCACAATGCAATGCCAAGATAGTAGGCTATCTTTTTCAAATTCAACGTTTGCCCTCCTCATATTGTGATCTTGTTACAATCAGCTCTCCGTCAAGAGTCCAATACTGAATGACCTCTCTACAGGGGTCATCTTCTGTTCCTGCACCTTTCAAGGCTCTTGTTACGATCACCTGTTCAACTCTGGCATTGTCACACCCTCTTGGTTTTATGTTGTCTGTCATTGGTTCACCTGCCTTTCAAGTCTTCAAAGCTTACTTGTGCCACATCTTCGCCGACCCACCATTTGAATACGTCTGAGCCTGTCTTCCAAGACGTGGGCTTGCCTAGCTCTATTCTTCGTTTGACCATTTTGTCAAACGCTCGTATATATGCTTGCTTGTACTTCGGGTACCGTTGAAACTCTGCATGCTGATGTCTTGCCGCAATAGGGCAGCCGATGCAGCCTACACGATTAAATCCACAGCTATATAGCGGATTAATTTCGCAACCGTAGTGATGAAGAAAATCCCATACATCATTGTCATCCCAATCCACTATCGGGTTTATCATCGTTTTCTGCTTTGCATAGCAGTGTTCGACCAAACGTCTGGCATTGTCGTTATCATTGTTCAAGATGATACCGCCTTTTGGTGAAACATGATATTCAGCGCCTATCTTGTCCGCAAATTTTTGCGTATGCTTTGGCTTGTTGAGCACTTGAACGATACCTGAATTGTTTTTGCGATTAGAACTTTCAGCCCAGCGAACACCTGTTATCAGCACCTTGCCGTTGCCCGAACGTTCTTTGAGTTCATCGCAACAGTATCTCACAAGGCGTGTTGGCGGCATCAGCTTCTTGACAATCAGATTCCACATTGTAATGTGATTACCATCATTATCGTAGGCTTTTTCTATGCGAATGTCGGGCTGCGATTTTATGTATCTCATAGTTTCGGGTGCATCAACAGTTGTCAAATTGTGTACCGCTTCAAATTTAACTCCTGCAAGCTGTGCTAATATCTTGATACAATCACTGTCTTTTCCACCACTGTAAGCAAGTCTATAGCCGTCAGCAGGCTCAAAAGCTTTCAAACGAGCTATCGCCTTTTGCTCCTTAAGCTTGTCCAT